TACAAATTACCATAAGGGCATGACCGTTCTGGAGCGTTTTCGCCCTTGATAAACTTCGCCTAATTGCTGGCATTTCTGATTCCAATACTCGATGTTGTTCCTGACTTCCAAACTATCGGCGCGGGTTAACATCCGCTCACCGAAGCGCACGGTTTGCCCGTTTTGCAAATCCGTGTCGATGGCTAACCACTGGAATAATTTTTCTTCGGCTTGCGCTAACGTTAAACCTGCCATGTTAATCACCCTTGCGATTAATGAGACGATAAATGGTGCTGCGGGGTATGTCGTGCAATTGTTCTATTTGCTGGATGTTGCGCCCGGCGCATAAAGCGTTGTTGATAGTTTGCTTTTTTGATTCGACTAACGCGCAGCGTTTGGCGATGTAGGCTTGTTCGCCGCCGTATTGTTGCCGGATGGTTTTCTCTATTTCACCGGCGACAGACGGGGTGACTTCTGCCCGGTCTATAAATTGCTTGATGATCCTGGATATGATGTCAGTCATTTTTTATAAATATTTGCCTTGGCTAGCCATCGCGTATAATCATCCCATGTCATCCCTAAGAACTCATGTAATTCCTGTTCTTTCCCCGCTTTGCCTAGGTGCCATGCCTCTATCAGATTATCAATTTCTTCGTGTTCGTCTTTAGCGTCTTGAGCTTGCAGGTATGCGCCAACCTTATTCAGTAGGTAAAATAAACCCGTGAATAACAAAAATAATGAAATTATGGTGATGGCTATCATCCACGTCCCCATCCTGAAAGATTGATACCACTTCCCGTATTGACAGGTTCGGGATCGGGTAATTGTTTGCGTGCTTCCGGGTCTAGTACATGCCCGTATTTTTCCAGTAATTCATCCCACCTTGCTTTCGGGTGTAAATGCAGGCGCAACTCTTGATGATGGGCGGCGGCGTATGAATAAACCCAAGTGTCCAATTGTTCATTTCTAACGCCGCGCTTCTTGATAAAGCGGTTTGCGCGTGGGTCGAATGTTTCCGACGTTATACCCTGAAAATAGTCCGGTTGCAAGTCTGAGCTAAAATGCACCCTGCGCTCTTCTAAAGATTTCTCGTGATCGGTGGCAAGACGGCCAAACAGGACGTTTTTTATCGCCACTGTGCCGACGTGCTGGATATGCACGCCCTTTTTGATAATTTGCCCGCGCCAGTTGATGTCCTGCGCTTTCGGTTTGGATAAAACCGGGGCATTGTTGGGAATTGCGCCAAAAATGACCATAGGGCGACGAATAAGCCTTCGGCGTACATAGTCCTTGACTGCTTCTGTTCTGTGGCCGCCTGCGTCAATGGCGGTAGCTTCTACGACCATTTTGTGGCCGTTGACGTGATGTATGGGTTTATTGAGTAAATCGGTTAACGCCACCCATACCATATCATCGGCAGGATCGCCCATCAGTTCGACATAATCTATCACCCAACACGCCAGACCGTTTCCCCATCCGGTGATATGGACGGCCAGCCGGTTGTCTTGGGTGTCAACGCCTGCCGTGATCACGCACACGCCCACGGGGGCGGTTCGCAGGGCATACGGTTCTACACGGTCGGCGATGACATTCATTTTAACCGCACGCATGGCTGGGTCTTCCCACGTGACGGCCAGACGGGAGTTAAGGAAACTTTTTAGGCGGGCCAAGTCGTTGTAGGCTTGCAGCCACATGTCAACCAGCGTTGCCCAACGCGGGCCGAGGCCGATTTGATAATACAGTGCGTTGATGTGGTAGCCGCGCAGTTTGGGGCCAGGATTGGTGGCAATCCAGCGGCCTTTTTTGATCATTTCGGTTTTGTAGTGTTCTTCAATCTCGCACGCGCATTCTGGGCAGACATACCGCGCGTCATGGCCGTTTGAACCTTCGCTCCAATGCAAACCCGACCACTCGAACAGGATTTCAGCGTTGCAATGCGGGCAAGGCATGAAGTATTTGCGCTGGTCGGATTTCTCGTAGAGTTCATCAGTGCGGCAAATGCCTTTTACGCCGGGGCTGGAAATGTAAAGGCGTTTATAGGTGGCGGGGAAGGCGGACGTGCGGTCTTCCAGCAACATGAGCGGGTCGTCGCCTGTGACCAGGTTTCCGGCGAATTCGGTGAGTTCGTCTACGATCAGGAATTTAACGGAGGTGGATTTAAGACGGCTTGGGGAGCCTGCATGCTCTAAGTAAAGCTGGCCGCCAATAAAATCCTTGAATTCTTTGGTGTTGGCTGAGTTGCGGGAGTTTTGCGAGGTTAAGACTTCCTGCACGGCGGGCGTTTCTTCGATGAGCGGGTTAAGCTTTTGGTTTATCCACTTATTCATGCCAACTTCGCCAGGAAGGCAAACCATCACTGGGCCGGAGCCGTTCGCCATGTGATAAGCCAGGGCATTGATAGCGCAACAGGTTTTGCCCATCTGGATGGGGAACATCATAACAACTTCTTTAACCGTGGAGCGTGCCGACATGCAATCCATTGGTTCCCTTAATATCGGGTTGCGGTCGGTGTGCCAAGGGCCAGGCTCGGCGCTGCCTTTTTTGGATAAGCGGATTTCCTTGTCGGCAAATTCTGACACGGTCTGCACTTTACGCGGTGCGAAGGCACGGGCGCGGGTAGCGTGGATTAAGTGGGCGGCGTTTGGGTAGGTTTCAGCCATTGGCAGTGTCCGTAGGGGCGCCATTTACGGGTGCCCTGCCATTAACCGGCGCGTTGTTTAGATGTTCGGAGGGTTCGTAACCGGGCAACCGCAAGGGATTGCCCCTACAGGCGTCGAAGGTTTGGCCGGTGGCTTCGTGGATCGCTTGCTGGTTGGTGTAGGTTTGCCATCTTGAAACTATGACATCTGTGTATTTTTCGCTGATTTCCATTCCGTAACAAATGCGATTGGTTTTTTCGGCGGCGATTAGGGTGGAGCCTGAGCCTAGAAAAAAATCAATAACTACGCCATGATTTGGACATGAATTAACTATTGCACGTTCAGGAAGTTCAACGGGTTTTTGAGTTGGATGGTATTCATTCTTCATTGCACGACTAACATCCCAAACACTAACTTCATTTGTAGGGCCGTTCCAATAGGGTGATGCTATCTTTTTAAAGCAATACAAACAGGGTTCATGCTTTGATTTGTATTGAGCGCCGATAGCTCCAAACTGAGCAATATTCTTGTTCCATATTAACGTGTTCCTTATTTCGTAACCTGCTGCCGTGACTGCTGCCGTGACTGCTGCCGACTTGCTGTCAGAAAACCAAAGATATAAAGGAGACGTGTCTTTTGATACCAAATATGAAATTGGCAAAACATCAGAATAAATGTCTGGACTACCATCATTTGCAAGCTTTTCTCTGCGAATCCCATTAACGGCATGACTACCGTCATAGTCAACACCATAAGGCGGATCAGTAAAAACCATATCGGCCTTCTTTCCATCCATCAGCTTTTCAACATCTTCAATCTTGGTCGAATCACCGCATAAAACCCTGTGGCGACCACATAACCAAACATCGCCCAACTTGCTAACCGGATCGGCAGGCGGTTCCGGTACGTCATCTTCTTTTGAGTTATCGCGTTCGGGTTCGACAAAGAGCAAATCTTCCAGGGTTTCCACATCAAACCCCAGTAAATCCATATCAAATTCTATGCCCTGCAAGTCCAGCAATTCAGCACGGAGCAGGTCTTGATCCCAGTCGGCCAGTTCTGCCATTTTGTTAACGCTGATTCTGAAGGCTTTGACTTGTTCATCGGTCATATCATCAGCCAACACCACCGGCACTTTGATCATGCCCAGTTTACGCGCGGCTTTTAGCCGTAAATGTCCATCCACAACAGTGCCGTCCGATTTGGCGACTATGGGCATCCGAAAGCCGAAGTATTCAATCGCGGCAGCTATCTGTTCGACCGCGTGGTCATTTTTACGCGGGTTTTTATCGTATTCGATAAATTTTGCGATGGGCCAGGATTGGTGGGTTAGGGTTGTTTTCATGGTTTGCCTATGCGGTTCGGATGTAGGGACAGGTCGCGACCTGTCCCTACGGGTATTTGGAAAACAGAATAAAATTTGTATTTTTCGTTTTTGTATATACAATATTTATTATGGAAATAGATTTTGATCCCAAAAAACATGCTGATAATCTGAATAATCCAGATAGACGACTCGGTTTTGACCGCGCCCATGATTTTGATTGGGAGTCCGCTATTATCGATGAAGATATTCGCCATGATTACCCGGAAAGGCGATTCGTGGCTGTGGGTTATCTTGATAAACGTTTGCATATTTTGTGCTTCACACCAATTGCAAATGGAATCAGGGTTATCAGTTTTCGTAAAGCCAACAAGAGAGAGGCCACTAAAAATGGAAAACCGCTTACCCTTAATTGATGCAGACGGCGAAGTCCGTGAGCTGACTGAAGAAGATTTTAAATATTTCAGGCCCGCGTCTGAAGTTTTACCAGAAATATTCGGCGCTAAAATGGCGGCTGAGATGTTGAAGCCCAAAAAACCGGGCAGGCCCAGTACGGAAACGCCGAAGATTTTCACGGGCATTCGTCTTGATCCTGATGTACTGGAGGCTTTCCGTGCTACTGGCAAAGGCTGGCAGACGCGCATGAATAACGCGCTTAAGGATTGGCTGAAGGAGCACGCGGTTTGATTCATACTTAAGCCATGCTCTTAAACGACCGGCTGAGTTCATCAAGCAAAAATTCTATTTGATCGGTTAACAGCGCCCTGATGCGTTGTTCGTCTTTTTCGGCGGCCAGTTGCGGGGCTAAAATGTCCGGGAGTGCTTCCAAACGGTTGCGAATAAGCGCGTCACCATCCGCCACGGCCATTTTTACGTCGTGAGCGACCAGTAACAGACCTATTTCCTTTTCGTAGCTTATTTTGGCCTGCATGGCGGCGTATTTTTCACGCATGGCCCGCGCTTGCTGGTAAGCGCTGCCCGCTTTGCCGGTCATGTCGTCTAAAATTCCGGCGGCCTTGCGTTCTCTGTTTTCCTGATGTCGGTCAACATGTCCGTCATAACTGGGGTTGGCGGTTTCCCTCATGCGTTCCATTGAGGCTTCAACGTCCACTTGTTCGCCTTCCATCACCAGCCGCC